CCCATCGTCGGCGTGGCAAGTGCGGCATTCACGGTCTTTGCCCCATACTTTGTCATCAAGGTACCAAGCAGAGGCTTGGCGGCGGAGCCAAGCACCTTTATGCCAACCATTTCTATAAGAGAGTTGACAGCCCCTGCTCCAGTCGACAACCAACGTGCAGCAGCCGGATCAACCTTAGCCATATACATGTCACGGTAAGAAGACCCTGCTTCGACATCAAAAGTGGACTGTGTTGCTGCACCAAGCGCTGACCCGCCGACAAGACCTGCCACAGTGCCAATACCAGGAATGACGGAAGCAGACATACCTCCGACCGCTGCACCTTTGGCCGCTCCTTCAATACCACTTCCCGAGAACATTGAAGAAACCATTTGACCAACTACAACAGCAGCCTCATAAATGGCATTTCCTTCGGCGTCTCCCGTAAGGGTTTTCATTTCCGACTCGAGCCGACGATCCTCACTGAGGAGATGTTCATCAATCCGCGTGAAGCCTTGACGCGCACGATTCCAAAGAAGTCCTTGTTCTGTCTGAAGCGTGCCAACTTTGTACCAATCACCAAGATGTCCAACGGTGTCAGACAAATAGTCACCAGGTCTCTTTACGAGCTGAATACGTTCGTCAAGTTCTTCATCCCCAGTGGATTCATCGTCGCCAAGACGCAGTGGCTTTTCACGGCTGAATGTTCCAGAAGGTTTGGTGTGCGGATCAATTTCAGGTTTCCATGACTGTGCCGATCCGAGCCTCCCAAACTGCTTCTCCATCAGTGCCAGCGGTTTCAGATCATTTTTGAAGATTGGCGCTTCAAGTGGGTTCTCCTGAAAATAACGACTCGAGGTCGGCAAATCTGCAAGCAACGTTTCGGTCTGTTCGCGCTGCAGGCGTTTCTCTTCTCGATCAAGGTTGAGTTCTACCTCAAGCTGTGAACGGTTGTAGTGCTCAGCAAGCGCCGCCACACGAATAGCCTTTTGCGAATCGCCGCAATCAAGTGCATCTGCCGCCATGCGACGAATTTCGTATTGATCATCAAAGTAGTTCCATTCCGGTTGTTCAATCGGAAGATCTTGCGCAGCATCCACAGTTGGCCCTGACGGCTCGGCCGCATTCGTTTGTGCTGTGAAGTCGCCAATCTGTTCAGGAAGCGTCACGCCTGTTGGCACCTCCGCGGAGACAGGAGTGACGTTAGTAGATTCTGCAGTGCTGCCGGGAACGGTAATCTGAGCCATTACTTTGCCTTCTGAGGATTCTGAAAAATGATGGCCGCGCACATGTTCGATATATCTTCATTAGTGATCTGTGCGTTCGACGCATATTTGGATGCCTTACGGTGCTTCTCAAGCTCTCTCAAGGCTTGAGCCATCACTTCTGGCGGCCATCCATAGCCACGGCGCAACGCATCGGCCACGGCTTTTTGTTCCTTCGACAGTGAATCAAGCTGAATGCCAAATTTTTTGAGAACGAATGTCTTGTTGTCAGCATCAGACCCAGATACTTTGTAAGCACCACGGAAAAGCCCCGAAGCAATATCCGTTACTGCACCGGAATTGATCGCCTCAAAGGCATAAGGATCATCAGAGAACCATCCAGAACCCTCCAGCCTAGATACGATCCCCGCTTTGCCGCGCTCAAGAACATCTCGTGGTATGACACCTTTCTGATACTGTTGCGCCTGATAATCGAACCATTCGCCAGCCGCATTTAAAACCTCCGGCCAACGTGCTTTCAGTTTTTTATTTGCCTTCACTAACGATTTCACGTCGCTCAGGTAAGCCTTTCGGTCTTCATTCGATAACTGTTCTTGAGTTCGCTTAAGCCCTTTTAAATCAGTAGGACTGATTCGATCAGCAAAAGAATTCAAATTGAGATTGGCAAAACTTTCTGGATCCTGAGCAGACATGCGTTCTAACATCCCCCATGTCGTCATATCTGTTTTTACAGATTCCCCACGCTCAAGCTTGCCAATATAAGTATTCAGTGACAGGTATCCCTTAGGATCAAGTTCGCGAAGATCTTCCATCAAAGTGGTGGGAATCGTCACTTCCTCGCCTTTCGAAACTTTGTCCGCTACGAAATTCCAAACCGCATCCGTGATCTCTGAGAGACGCTCTTTTTTGATTGCATCTTCAAGGGCGTAGTGTTTCTTCACGATTCTCTCTACACCAGCACGAGATTTTTCATCCTGACCAGCCACTGCTTTAAGGGCTTCTGACTCTGATTTAGCCGACTTCAGAATGCTCGCCGCGATACGCTTTTCCTTCTGATCCTGAAGCCCTGCCCGGACGTACTTATCAGCCTGCACGATTTGGTCGGCCGACATCTCATCCCGATGCACCGACAGATATGCTTTTGCCTCCATAGGGGACAGATCGTCAACCATCTTGGAGATACGCATGGCATGAATCGGCCCCATATATTTAGCCATGTCGACCGTCTTGCCGCTAATTCGTGCGACTGTCAAAGCGGCGTCACGAACTACGGCCTCTCCTGAAGCTTGCAATTCGGGATCGTCTGAAAGCGCTTGAGTCATGCCCAACCGAAATTGCGCCTGAGCCTGATCCACTTGATAGACCTGTGCTTGTTTGAACTCCCAAGAGCCAACATCACTTCTCAATTTGGCTGACGCATCCTGAAAGTAAGCATCCAATGCGGCACGCTGCCGTGGATTCCCTGCCTTCAAACGAATCGCATCGTATGTCTCTTTGAAATTTGCACTCACCTCATCCGTAAGACTCTTCCCATCCGGACGTTCAAGAGCATTAATCCCCAACAGGGTTTGATAGCCGGAATCTTTGTTGTAACGAAGATCAAGGCGCTTCTCTTCGAGCTGAGTAATCAAATCCTTGGCGCGAACCTGATCAAGTTCGCTCTGCCACTTGTCCACAGTCTGAGAGAATTTGTCGAACCTCTCTACTACGCTCTGTGCCAATGCGTCCTGTGAGAACTCTGTTTTGGGAGCCGCTTGAAGACCTCCCATGTTTTCCGTCGAACCAATAGCAACATTGATACTGAATGGATTTTTCGGAACAGTAATAGCCATATCTTCCTTATTTAGCGGCGCTCATGCCGCCGGCCGCTTTGCCAGCACCCTTACCAAAGAAGGAGCCAAAGTTCTGCCAGGTACTTCCGCTCATACCACCGCCTTTTCCGCCACCAGACATGCTGCCCATCATGTCGGAGGATTCCATTGCGCTTCGTACCATCGTCGTAATCGCTGCTGCCCAAGGTGTGATGGATTTCTGCGCAGAGCGAACAGCCAAAGCCTTATTTGAGACGCCTACGGCAGCACGGCGGTATCCGAAAGACTGCGCGACGGCATTCGCCATGATCTGATTGACCTGAATCTCCTTCGAGATGTCGTAATCCGTTAAAACTTCTGCGCTTGAACCCTGAGCCCCAACACGCACACCATGTGCGGCCATGGAAGTTCGAGCCGAGGACTTCTGCTGTCCAGTTTGGAAGGAAATTGCTGAAGCTTGCTGCATGCCTGCACGCATGGCATCATCCGCGGCCGTCTGATACGTTCGCGCCTGCATATCCAGAAGCTCGGCTTGCATGCCAAGAATCGCCTTCTGCTGCTTTGCTTTGCGATAAGAGAGAAACGGGCCAAGCGTATCTTTAACGCCCTGATAACCGATTTTCATCCCCTGGACAAAGTTGTTGAAGTTCGGCATGCTCTTGATGCCTTCACCAATGGAATTGGTCGCTTCAACTTGCGTCATGCCTTTCGTGGCCGAAGACTGCTGCTGCCCCATTGATGTTTGAACAGGGGCATTCCAGGAATACGATCCGGCTCCAGATCGAAAAGTCCCATACGAGTCCCATGGTGATGATCGGTAGACATCAACGTTTAGGAAGCTCAGCGAACCTCTGTTTTCATTCATAGAAAATACCTCTCGAGATGCTCGAAAGGTACTTCCCTACCGGCTCGCTTTATGAACGCCGAAAAATCAAGCCGAGATAATCCCGGTGACCGCTTGTATTGTTACAGGCAGAGGATCCTCCTGTCTAACGCAGATCTGACCGGAATCTGTCCATGAGGGTTTGAGCTGCAATGGAATTTCTCCAGTCACAAGTTCAGCGGGATCTCCTGGTTGTTCTGCCTTACGCTGTTTGTATTCAACCATAGCAATATCATCAAAAGAATGGCCGGCTTGAATCCCTGAGGAACGGTAGACTCGTAGATAGACCTTCGTCACATTCTTCTGCCGAGCAGATCCATAACTCGAATCGTTCAGGACGCAAGGGAGAGTCTTCAGATCACTGGTATATGGCAGTCCTACATGAACAACAGACGCTGGGACTTCAAGGTTAACTCTTCCATCGCTGACTATTTGTTGAGGAAGCACAGCACCGTCTGCCAGAATTGATACGGTTTTACCTTCAAGCCACGTTAACCCGCTAACAATCGTCGTTGGATTTCCTCGGTATGTTCCTCCACAATCAACAAAGAAGGCGTCAGCTTGACTGTCAAAGTTACGCTTCGCCATACGTTCAATGAAGCGTTGATTGTCTCGACGAACAACACAGTAAAGGACATCCTCATCACCTTCGGCAACACAGGCACAGCTCTCAAAGGCGCCGTCTGTCTGATGTTGGTGCCATGCCCCAACTCCCTCAGAAGCAATGTACGTAAGCCCTAGGAGGGTGCCGTCTGAAGAAACAAACCAAAGCATCGGTACAGGTGCTTTTGAGAAAGTTTGGTCCTGTATCGTTTTGAAGTCGAAAAGATGAGGTGCGCGCAGACAGAGATCAGATGTAACAAACCCACCAGCCTGATACTGATATGCAAATTCGCGAACATGACCACCTCGAGCCGCACAATAGATAAGATTATTGTTGACCATCACTGGCTGCACGTTGGAGGCACCTTCAGCCGCCTGTGTTCGAGCACTGAAAGACGTCGGTGTGAGAGAGTCGGAGTTAAGAGAGTCAATGCGAACCTCGGCACCAGATGTCAGCAGTAGAAGTTGCGACAATGGAATGATGTGTCGAATCTGATTGAACTGAGTGACAGCAATCGCATAGGAAATACGATCTTCATCACGAGTTGGCAACGAATAGGAAAAATCAGATTCAGTTGCGGAACGAGACATCACAATGCGTTGGGGATCATTACGCATACCCGCAAAGCACCGGCGCTGTTCGAAATAGCCAACTGCAGCCGGATAGTCTCCGGCATCGCCGACCTGTAAGCGAATAGAAGCGCCTGCGCCACTCGCCGAATAAATGTGAGCTTGAGGATTCGTGTAACCACGCCCGCCACTCCGTACCGTTGCAGAAACAATCTTCCCATCAGCGACGCCGAGCGTAACCTCACCACCAAATCCGGTGGTGTCAGTGATATTACACGTAGGTGACTCAACAACTTCTAGGGGAATAAGAATTCGGTCGTACCACCAATCTTTAGAGCGCGCAAAATCAAAGCGAATTCTTAAATACGGCTTTTTGTAATTCGTCCCAGAATTATTCACGGTAATGCTTGTAATTTTTACTGTATATCGATATTCAGTATATGTCTCATCCGACGTATATCCTTCTCTAGATTCAGTTGATCTCGTGAATTCCCAAGAAACATCAGCCCCAGAACCAGGCCCATTTTCTTTTGGATGGTCGCCGTCGACAATTGCAATCTCTGGGTTCATTAGAGACCCAGAGAAAGATCCAGATTCCCACCCAGACTGAATGATCAGAGCCCCATCCTTATACGTGATACTGGGATTGAAATGGTGTCCGGCTTCATCATGTTTAAATTTGTACCTGTCAGTCCTGCACTTGTCCTTGAACGTCTCTAGGAAATTCTTAGGCAGCGGGGCGATCCCCGCAGGCCAATAACCAGCTCCGCCATTCGTAACCGTTGCACTGATAATGCCCTTTGCTTGTTTAAAGACGTCGTCATAACGACGTGGAGTAATGCTCGTATCAGCTTTGATGTTGTCATCAATGATGGATGTTCCATCCGTATCGCCGATATAACCGTAAAGGCCTCCCTGATTCTTGTAGACACGATACCAAGATGCCCCTGCAACTGCATTCCAACTGATCTTGACCGTCGTGCCGTATGCATAAAGATTGGCCACAACAGGCACAGATTTTGAAGCCTCACTTTCTGCTGTTTTATCTGCATTGAGCGATGAAACCCGATACTCAAACGTGTAGTTGTTTTCATTCTTATCATCTGCAGCCTTTGCATTTCGTTCTGCTTTTACCCCCGTTGGCGCAGAAAGCGTTGGGTTGAAGCTCAATTTCTCGATACGCCAATCGGTGAGACTGTATCGACGCAGTTCGACAGGTGCATACGCAGGATGCACAAGCGTCACAACGTCAGCAGACTGCACATAATGAACATCAAAAACATCGGCCGATGTCCACGGCGTCTTAATTTCGTATGGCTCATCGCCATTCATAAGAGTCTTGCCTTGAGTATGAAAACGGGCGTATTTATCTCCAAGTTCAATGACCATCGTCTGGTCACTATTGAACGTAAAGGGAATCAATCGACACTTTTTGTTCGAGTATTTTGCGTGATTGACATAGGCAAAACCCGCGCGATTCTCCACCGGTCCTTGTGGAAGAACAACAAAATTCCGGCAAATTTCAAGCCCGGCTTGATACTTCGCGTCGTCAATACGTCCGTACATTTGCGGGGAAATCTCCCCGCCAGTAAACGATCTCTGCAGGACCTTAGTTGAAGCCATAAACACCTCCGTCCTGATCGGTGTCAGGCATGAAGACCGTTCGCGCATGTGAACGGCGATTGTTGTTGCGTGCATCAGCTTGCATAGCTTTGCCTAAAGCCTCTTCATAGAGCTTCATGTAATTCGCTGCCATAGTGGCTCCTGAAGAACCTGCGATCATAGGACCGGCGAGATAAGAGGCAAGCAGCCAAGAAAGGGCATCGCAGAAATCTGTAGGGAATGCCTGCGAAGGGACTTCGTCTGACACATAACGAAGCCAAATTGACGGTTCTCTGCAAATAATCACACGAGCATTTTGGAAATTTTCAACGGTGTATTCCGTCAGGCCGCATCGCGATCGAGATTCGCCTGGAATATGCACACTCAAGAGGTTCAAACAGTCTGTTGGGAGCATGAAGGCATATTCATCTTCTCCAAGAGGCTCCGTTAAAAGTTCTGCTGGAGTCTTGCGCTTGACGGCGAAGCTCCATGGATATTCACGCAGGATTTTGTCCTTGCAGATCGGATAGAAACGCGCACAGTGGTCGGCCTGCGCTGACCCTTCTGGAGGATCAATCGAAGTAAGAGTCGCCTCATCACCTAATCGAGCAAGAGCAACATTGCAGATATCGACTTCAGTAGCCATAGGATCCTCGTAAAACCAACAAAAACGGGGGCCGTAGCCCCCGAGATAAAAGGATCACCTCCTTTCAGACATTCGCTGCGAAGTCGCTAATACGAGCACCGCGTGGCGACGGAGCCTGCAGTGTGATGCCGCAAGTAACATTGCCTTTGAGTGTGCCGGACGTCGCCGCGTTATAGACAGCTTTAAGGTAACGCGGACATGCTTGAGGAAGACGGATGTTCACACCGGCCCCGGCCGTGGTATCAGTGACCGCCGCCGAAGCAACATCAACGAATGTCGTACCATCAACAGATCCCTGAATGGTGACCTTGACGCAACCATGCGTATCTGTATCAAAACGAGCAACAACGAAAAGCTCGTGTTCTGCAACACCAGCCTTACCGATATCGAGAACATTGGTTCCGGTTGCAGAAGCTCCTGAAAGTTTCTGAGTATCCGAGAAGAGAGATTGAGTATCAAGACGCATGAGGCACCTCCTTACTTGATCTGCGCTTCGGTTGTGCTGATCGAATCGGAAACTTCGATCGGAATGTTGAAGAAGAGCGAGCGGAACTGATCTGCAGCTTCAACGATCTTGACAGCGTTGGAGCTCTTCTCCAAGGCGGCAATTTCGAGTGCCGTCTTGACCTCTTCGCAGCAAAACATGTGTACGTTAGTCGACAGGTCGGCAGGAATCTTGTTCTTTGCACGAATGAGGGTTTTAACCAGAACGTCCGAAGTGAACGTGCCGGTGCCGCCGACAAGGTCGGAGATCTTGATATTCGCGACGCGCACAACCCCTCGCCAATCTTCTAAGGCCGTGCCAGCCTGCCACTTATAGTGGTCACGGTAAACCTCATACATGGAGCCATCGGGGAGAGTCTTGGTTTCTTGCCCCTTGTCTGTATGCTGCAGGCCAATCTTTGATCCCTTCGGATAGATGCCGAAGAACTGATCAAGCGAGATGATGAAGATCGATGTGAGATCGTCACCCGTACCGCCAGCATCGATTACGTGCTGTGCTGCCAGAGCACGTTTCGCTCCAGGCAACTGGTTGTAACGTGCAGAAATACCCATAAAACGATCCGGATTGATGTCCGTATCGCCATAGAAAATGGTTTCCGCCATCGTATTACCCATGCCCTGAAAGAATGGCGTCTGTTCAGACAAACGCCACTGAGCAGTGTTGCCGTTGACGTCGGCTAGATCCTTGTCGACCTCGGCATACATTTCGATGTTGCCGCAGGTATCCGTAACCTGTGCAGTCGTGGACTTCTGCGGTTGGACGCCCTGATAGAGCTTGCGGAACGTCGGCTCAGGAATACCCGTACGGATTCCGTGCAGATAACCGTCGGTTTTGTTGCATTCTTTCCAACGCAACAGCTTCAAAATTGGATCGCGCTTAGAAAGCACTTCCGCAATCGGAATAATGTGACCTTCCTGATCAAGGCGAGAAGCCAGATCAACGAGGGTCGGATACTGAGCAACTGGCATGTAGCCTCCTTAGTTCATATTTGAGTTGTAAAAAAACGCCCTAGCCGGATCGGTCGGTGCCGCCGATGACTTCCCCTTCACAACGACGTCGTTGCCGAGAGCTCGGCCGATGTCGCGAAAGGCTCTAATCACTCCCGGATGTTTGTTGAGATGAAGGAACGTAAAGACCTTTTGAGTCTCTTTATCGAGCATTCCGAACGCGCGATTTGCATCAGCGAGCGTCTGCTTCCAGTTGCCCTGCCCGATGTCAGGATCAGCTTTAGCTGCCGCGAGAAATTGAGCTCCGAGAGCGTCGCGTTGCTCTGCCTGACGTTGTTCAAGGAGCGGAGACATGCGCTCCACAATCGTTGAAAACGTTTTTTGCGAAAGATTGAGCTCTTTGCAAACTTCGCTCAGTCCATGAGCCGCGCCCTCGTCCAACTTAAAACCTTCCGGCAGATTGAGGTTCTCAGTGCTGTAGCCGCCTTCCGGCGAACCCAGCACATCAACACCAACATCATCTTTGTGCTCGTCTGCACCATCCCCATTTGGAATACCCATACCGCTATCTGAATCAGCGGCGGCGTCGGGA